CCTACCTGGTCGATTCCGCAACCAAGCACCGCCTCGCTGAGCGGGAGTCTGCACTACGGAAATCGATCTTGAGCGAAGTCAACGGCTCGGAGCCGGTCCCAGAGCGCGAGGGCGGAACCCCCTCTCGTGTCCGTGTTGTGACCGACGAGCAGGTCGCTGCCATGTCGCTCCGCGAGTACGACGCGCTGTTCGACGAGAACGGTCGTCCCAGACCCGGGGTGCAGCATCGGCCAACGAGAGGCATCCCCATTCAACGCACATAAGGCGCTTTTGTTATAACAAGCAGTAGCGTGTCTTGAAAGGGATACTACATTGGCTACCGGAGCGACGGAGTTCGTCGATAAGACTATTGCCGATGGCGTTTTCTCGCCCGACATTTGGTCGAAGCAGGTATTGCGTGCGACAGAAAGCAATTTGGTTATCGCCGCATCGGTAAATCGCGGTTTTGAAGATGACGCGTCCGTCGGTAAGACGGTCAAGGTCGCATCTATTGGCAACCTCGCCGCCCGTGCGAAAGCGGAAAACACCGCGATCGTCTACGAGACCGTCACGGAGACGGCAACCACCATTACCCTCGACCAGGAAGTTCTGGGGGCACGCCTCGCCGCCTGAAGGCGAGAGTGACAAACACCGGGTGAACTGTCGGGAACCCTAAACATCAACCAGATGACAACGAACATGACGCACATTGATGGTGATGGAACCAACGGATGCGGCGTGGCTCGCTGGCTTTCTGGACGGCGAAGGATCAATCACGCTCTATCGGAGTATTTGGAAGTGGAAGCCAGACGGACCCACCACGCGTCGACTACGCAATCACGAGCGGGAACCCGAACGCTACCGCCCACTGATCGCCCTGTCGCACACGGATGTGCCGACTTGCGACTACGTCTCTTCATTGCTGACCCAGATCGCGGCCAAGCATTACTACCTGCGCGACCCCAAGCGCGTCAATCCGACGAGGTTGGGCAAACGTCCGCAACGCCATATCTCAGTGATGAGCTTTGTCGGAGCGCAACGGGTGCTCCAAGTGCTTCTGCCATATCTGGTTACCAAACAACCGCAGGCGAGAGCGCTCTGGCGATTCATCGAGATCGCTCAGTCGCGCGATCCACATCTGCGCTACACCGACGAGCAACGCGAAATCGCACTGTTTCTTCGTCGCCACCCGATGCACGGGAATCCGCAGCCAAGCCAGGCCGGGGCAGCCTAGCGCTGTGTAGCCTGGAAGGTTCAGAGACTAGCGGGTGAGTCCCAACAATAAGCCCGCGCCAGCGCCCGGCCTGCTCTGTCCGCAGAGCAGTGATGAGATAGTCCGGCCCTCGTCGAAAGACGGGGAACATGCTGCAACATTTGGACCTACGCTGCTGTTGGCATCGAGGACATCGTCAAGGTGCAGTCGATCGTCGACGTGCAGAACGAGTACCAGCGCAAGCTGGGCTACGCGGTCTCGAAGGACATCGATACCAAGCTGGCGACCGACTTCGCCGGCTTCAGCCAGACTGTCGGCACGCTCGGCACCGCGGTGTCCGACGCCAACGTGCTCGCCGCGGTCAAACTTCTGGACGACGCCGACGTGCCCCAGGACGATAGATTTTTCATCATGACGCCGGCTGAAAAGGTCGCCAAGCTGGCGCTCGATCGGTGGAGCAACGCGCTGTACATCGGCACCGGCAATCAGCCCGTCAAAAGTGGCACGCTCGGCGACATGTACGGGCTCACGCTGAAGATGACCACCAACCTGGTCAAGCCGTCGGCAGGCCAGGCCAACAACGCCATCTTCCACCGAGACGCGCTCGCGCTGGTCGTGCAGCGCACGCCCAAGACACACATCTTCTATGACATCGACGTTTTCGCGTGGAAGCTCGCGGTCGAGGTCATCTACGGTCACCAGGAGATGCGCGACAACTTTGGCATCCTGCTCAACGGAGCGAGTTGATGGCGCAGGGCGTCACCGAAAACCCGTTCATCGACCGACTGCTCGAGCAGACCACGCCCGCGGCGACGCAGCCGCGCAGGGGCCAGAACTACAACTACCCGCTGCGCTGGTATCTCAAGCCGGACGGTTCGGTGGTGCAACTGCAGGGCGACCCGCAGAACCGCGCGTACTACGCCGATAAGGGCTATCACGAGATGCGCGAGCAGCCCGGTCGGGACGGCGGCCTGTCGGAAGTCGACCAGTACCTGAAAGTCGAGTATCCGGCGATTCTCAAGACCCAGCGCGAAAAGGCGGCGCTGATCAACGCCATTCGACGCGCCGGCGAGCGGTACCGCGATCTGCAGCTCGAGGATACCTTCGACGACTACTCGGTCGAGGAGATCCGCGAGTACCTGAAGCAGATCAAGGAGGAGACCGGCAAAGACATCCGCGTGATCATGCCGAAGCGCCAGGCGGCGCGCGAGGCCGCCGAAGACGCGCGGCTGCTCGCCGGTGTCGAGACCAGCGAGACGATGTCGATCGAGGGCCTGCAGGCCAAGCTCGAGGCGGGTCGGCATCAGACTATCCAGGGCGCTGGCTACGATCCGCTCGAGCAGGCGCGGCGTCGCAGCACGCGCGGAGGCGCAACATGACGCAGACACCCCCCATTGTCGATCCCTCGCCCAGCGCGGCGCCCATTGCGCTGAACAACCAGTCGCTCGGGGAGCTGATGAGCGCGCATCCGGCGCCGGCGTCCGATGCCGAGACCCTGGCGCTCGAGCCGAACACGTACGCCAAGGCGAACAGTGGTCCGGACGCGCAGATCAGCCAGACGACGTACGTCGAGATGACCAAACCCGACGGCACAACGTGTCTGGTGCCACTGTCGAACGTGCCGTACTACGAGTGGAAGGGGTACACCGCCGGGGCCGAGCAGGAGATCCCCGACCTGCCCGCGTTCTGGGCAGACAAAGCCAGGAGCACGCCGTGACCGAGCAAACGAACGAGCCGACGCAGTCACCCGAAGACGTCATGAAGCGCATGGCGGGTATCCCCAAGACACCCGAGGAGCTCGAGGCCGAGCGCGAGGCGATGGAGGAGGAGCGCAAGGCGAAGATGGTCCAGCCGGCCGCGCCGGCGCCAGGTCCGGAGCCAGGCCCGACACCTCCGCCCGAACCGGAGCCTGAGCAGCCGACCTCGCCGTGAACGGGGCCGACATTGCGCTGCAGCCTGGAGCCGCGTCCGGGTTGTGGACGCATACCCCGGTCGATTGGGCCGGCAATGAGGGCGTGGCCAAGCCTGGTGGTTGGCCGACCAACGCCAGCCAGGGCGACCTGGGGCTCGGTGATGGGACTCGCCCCGGTGGAGCCCAGACGCAGACGGGCCCGGCGAACGGCATCGTCATCTCCAACGTCAACCCAACCAACATCACCACCACGTCGGCGGGCATTACCTGCACGTTCTCGAGCGCGCCCACGTCCTGTCGGGTGAACTACGGGCTGACGCAGGCGGTCGCGTCCACCGCGGCGGGTACGACCGCGCTCACCCAGACCATCGCGCTCTCGAGCCTGACCACGGGCACGGTCTACTACTTCAGCGTCCAGGCGACCGACGCGAACGGCACGGTCGTCAGCAACCTGGGGCAGTTCAAGACGTTCTAGGACCCGGCATGACCAGCGCAGCAGCGGACGAAGGACTCGGCAAGCTGGCGTACGACGCCTACTGCACCCAGCTCGGGGTCGGTCCTGACCAGGACGTGCCACACTGGGATGGCCTCGAGGGTCAGTATCGGGACGCGTGGATCGCCGCGGCGCGCACCGTCGAGGCGCACGTCCGCGGCCAGCGTGAGGAGTGGAGTGCCTGAGCCCGAGCTGCTGGTTACCACGGTTCACCGTCGAGACTGCACGTTTGGGACGGGTTTCTACCGCATCTCGCTGATCGACCAGGGCTTCCGCTACTGCCAGAACCAGGAGGAGGTCGAGCACGCGATCGCGCTGCTGGCGCGCGAGCAGATCGTGCGCGTCGAGCGCGACGGGTACTGCCTGGACGGCGATCGTCAGGGTGACGCCAGGACGCCGGACGTGGTCGACGCGGAGCAGTGGCTCGGCTGGCCAAAGGAGCGCGCCATGCGCGAGGTCGGGCTCTCCAGCGAGCAGGACTACGCGCGCGTCTACCGCCAGGTCGAGGCCGCCGTGCTGCGCCGAGACGACCGCGAGTCGCAGGGCGGTGAGCGGGCCAGCATCGTCATCAAGCGTCGCGGCCGACCGGTCGTCGACGTTCAGTGCGACGAGGAGTGAGCAATGGCGGAGAAGTGGATCCAGTCGGCCATTAAGAAGCCGGGCGCATTGAGAAAGGCGCTCGGTGCGAAAGCGGGCAAACCGATTCCGGCGGCGAAGTTGAATGCCGCGGCCAGGAAGGGCGGCAAGCTCGGGCAACGAGCGAGATTAGCCAAGACGCTCAAGAAGCTGGGCTAGATGACGCAGTCATTCGTCACCAACGGGCTGACCAACGACCAGCGCACTGAGGGCACCTGGGTGCACACCGGGCGGCTCATCATCAGCGTGCGGAAGGATGACGGCACGGTCATCAAGCTGACGCTGCCTGATGACCTGATGAAGGCGGCGGCGACCGACGCGCTCGAAGACCTGAAGTACGGCAACTAGCATGGCTGCGCCACCGCTGTACCCGCCTAATGTTCAGGCTCCGCCGCTGCAGCCGGTGCCGCCGCTCGATCCGAGCGTGCCGCCACCCTGGACCGGACCTCAGGGTCCGGTGGGGCCCGTTGGTCCGCAGGGTCCACCAGGTCCGGCCGGAGCGGATTCGACAGTGCCTGGTCCGCAGGGTCCAACCGGTCCGACTGGACCAGCCGGTGCAGCCGGTCAGGGCGTGCCAACCGGCGGCACCACATCTCAGGTGCTGACGAAAACCAGCAGCACCGACTACGCCACGGCGTGGCAGACGCCGAGTCCTGGCTTGACCCTGCCGCTGGGCCAGAACCTGACGTTTTCGCCGGACAACACCTACGACATCGGCGGCTCGGCCTCCACGCTCAGACCGCGCAATGTGTACGCGGGCACAAGCGTCATCACGCCGCTGCTTGGTGCCACCACGATCTATCCGGGTACGACTACCACCAACCCGAATGTAGCCGCCGCGCCGATGGCTTTCCCTAACGCGGTTGGCCTCAAGGTCAATCTATATGACTTGGGTGCTGGCAACACGTACGGAGTGGGTGTATCTGCTAATGAGTTGTACTTCTCGGCTCCTGGCTCCGCTGTCTTGAGCCTTCGCTCCAACAGTGGCTCTGGAACGCAGGTCTGGAAGGTATCCGCAACCGATGGCAGCATGGGGTGGTCAAACATCGGTGTGCTCACGCCCACCGGCAACGTCCTGGAGCAGCGCAACGGCGCCAGCCCGCAGACGCTGAGGATCTACGGCACGTATACCGACGCCAGCAACTATGAACGGGGCACGCTGCGGTGGACTGGTAACTCGTTGTTCCTCAACACAGAGAACGCTGGTACCGGTGTAGCGCGGAACCTGTTTGTTCGATCAGCGGGGAACGCGCTGTACGTCGGCACCAACAATACCGACCAGTGGTTGTTCCTCAACAGCGCAATCTTCGCCATCACAGACAATACGGGTGACATTGGCCAGTCCGGGGCGAACCGCCCGCGCAATGGATTCTTTGCAGGTGCTGTCGCCACCGGCGGCAAGGCCGGCGCGGCCGTGGATGGCGATGTCAACACTCCAACCGACGGCATGCTGCGCTTCGACAGTACGAATAACCGTTTGTATATCCGTATCGGAGCGGTGTGGCGATATGCTACTCTCACGTAACGGGGGAACGTGGAGGAGCATGCCAAAGCGCAAGATACTGCTCTCTGACGAGCAGTTAGTTGAAATGTATGACCGCATGCCTACTGAGGCAATGGGCACCGCCCTCGGTGTGGCGGGGCGCTCAGTCCGTGAGCGATTGCAGCGTATCGGTATTGATATGAATGCGGGAATGCGGCGACACAAGCGAGGCAAGCGCGTAAGCCCCCGCACAGAATTTCGCTCAAATCGTGATGCATCTGCCACTGAAAAGGCGTGCAGCGTCTGTAGCCAACTGAAGCCGCTCAGTGATTTCCACATAGATCGAGCAGCGATTGATGGGCGGCGGCACCTCTGTGCGGATTGTGCCAGGGCCAAACGCCGTGCGGACTATCGTGCTGACCCTGAAAGATACCGGACCGCCAAACGTCGGTGGTATCAGGAGAACCTCGAACAAGCCCGCCGAGCCAGCCTGGATAACCAACGCAAGATCTTGTACGGCATCACGCCGGAGATTTTCAGAGAAATGGTCACCGCTCAGAATGGGGTGTGTTCGATCTGCGAACAAGAGCCGAAGAGGTGGTCAATCGATCATGACCATAAGACCGGTGCTATTCGAGGTGTCATCTGTAAAACCTGTAATTCCGGCCTCGGCCTTTTTGGCGATGATCCTGACCGGTTATTGCGGGCAATGGAGTATCTGAGGAAATGACAGACTGTATTGCCGCGTTGGCGGCACATGGAGGTACGCCGCACTGACATGACCGAGTACACCGTCAGCACTTCACCTTCGGAGGACGAAGCCCTGCAATGGGTCGCCTCGCAGGCCGACCCGCCGCAGGACGCCGCGAGTTACTTCGATCTTCGCATGCATGACGTATTGCACTCCTACGAGCAGCAGTACGCGGTGCAGACCGCCGTGGCGCCCGTCGACGACGTGGCCGTGGCCTACGCCCAGGCCGATAGCGCCACCCAGGCCCAGGTCGCCACCACGCTGGGTGTGGAGGCCACCAAACCCGCGTGAGCCAACCCCAGATGCCGCCGTACACCACCAACGACCTGCTGCTGTTGCTGGGTCAGTGCACCGTCGAGCTGGCCTACCTGCGCGGCCAGATGGCGCGACTCGAGCAACGCCTGGCCGAGCTCGAGCCCTCGCCTAACGGTCAGGTCGACGACGTACCCGAGGTGGTCGCGAGCTAAGGCATGCCCTCGTTAGCCGAGTACCGACGCAACCTGGCGGTCGAGAGCGGTCCATACGTCGGTCCTGAAATCTACGACGTGCGCGCTACCTCCGGCTCGGACACCACCAAACTGGTGTGCTCCAACTATCCGATCATGTCCTCGATCGGACAAAGCGACCTGTACCGCGAGCGGCCGCTGTACCGCCCAAGCGCGGTGTGGGAGCAGGACAAGCACCGCTACGTGCTCTCCTACGACCCGCCGACGGGCACGCTCGTACCCGACCTGCCGTGGACCAATCCACCGATTTCGACTGCGGGCGCGACCACGTACGGCGACCTCGAGGCGCACACCTATGGCGACTTCGAGGACCTGCTGCTGACCTACGAAAACCTGGAGGGTACCGGTATCAGTGGCATCGGCGAGCGGTTCGAGATCCTCGGACCGTGGGACGTGCCGACCATGCACCAGCTGATCAACGACGGGCTGAAGCAATGCTGGCTGGTCGTCGACGTCGAGTGCGTGCCAACCCCGGGCGCCTCGCGCCATGACATGAGCCTGGTCGCGCCCTGGCTGCAGGACCCCAACCACGTCCGACAGGCCGGCGTGCTGGCCGCCGGCGACGACCGCAACGTCACCGACCCGTTCGAACGCACTGTCTACGGCGTGATCGAGCGCGATGGCGGCACGTTTTACTTCAACACCGGGGCCCGCACATTCAACGAAGGCGACACGATCTACCTGCGCTGCTACAAGCGCGCGTTCGACCATTGCCGCGTCGCGG